CATACTGTCTTTTCTTGTAAATGAATGTTGGGGGTGTAATGAACGACAAATCTTCTTTGGGTCAACCCCCAATATTTTACATCTTTCAAATATCCAGTGCCAGTCAAAGTTCGCAGAATTGTATCCACCAATAATGCTCGGCTTGATTTCATCTATAACTCTGAAAAACTCAATGATTGCAGTCTTCTCCTGAGACTCATCAAGACACTCGATTACTCGGTGATATCCTTTATTGGTTTTGATTCCAATCATGAAAATACGACCATCTCTAGGGTCAAGGGCATCGGTCTCCAAGTCAAATACAAGTCGGGTGACTTGTTCGTAGTCTTCAAACCCTTTAAATAATCTTTTTTCTTTTGAAATTAAGTATTGTTCTACAGGAGGTAGAATCATTATTTTGTCCTTTGATTTCTCACCCCAAGGGTCACAACCACCATCTCTAAAAAATTGAATTAACTCACGATATCCCTTTAAAGACTTAACCATATAAGTTAATCCCTGCTCAAGTCTTTCATTATCTTGTGTCTCAAGTTTGTCAATCATGATTCCGTATTTGGTCATCGCTTCTTTCTGAGCACCTTTGGAATCATTATAAAACTTTAATCCGCGTAAATCACCAACCCACGCAAATGGAATGAACGTATCCTTACGGTTTTCTTTTCCTTTACCAGGAATCTCTTTAATTTTGTAAATTGAATTGGATGCGTAGTCGAACTCTATTGCGACTATAAATTCTTCAGGGTCGTTACCATGTAGGAACGATTCTATCTCTTCGTTAGATATCATAATATATTTTTTAGAGTGGTCTATTAGCTTTCACAATATGTGAAATTTACCTTCCCTAATAAATATAAAAAATGTTGGTGATTAATCAAATTAACAACAAGCCGTTTCAGAAATAAAGCTGTCTTGAACGTTGATATAAAGTTCTTCTCTGATTGGTAAAATAAGACTTCCTTCATCGTTTTTGATTAAGAATTGTCCTTGGTATCTACCAGGTGTGTTTGTATCTCTTGATGAGAATTTGAAATAAATGTAGTATTCGGTTGGAGCTCCGTCCTCGGCCATTATCAATGCAACAATCTCAGCTGGTGCAGATACAATCTTAGGAATACCAGTCTCAACATCAATCATCGAAAAGAAAATTGTTGAAACTTCTAAGTCTTCCATTAACTGCAGATAACCCGCTCTACCATCTTTTACAACCTGCATTTTTAATACAGGGAGTGTTGCGTTTTTCTTGATATAAAATTCCATAACAATAAATATATTGTTATGACTCTTTGCGTATACTTCTGTCGTAATGTTCGAATCTATCGTGTTCTGTTGGAGTCATTAACAATAAACCTGAATATAATTTTCCTTGTTTTGTTAACTGATACATATGACTCATCCATGTTTGTTCGTAAGGATGTGCCCATGTTGTATCCAAAAACATTGTTTGATTTCCTGTTCTTGAAACCACTTGTGGCCAATTACAATAATAAACTTCACCCTTAGTATAAGGGATTCCTTTATGTGAGTGAACCGATTTGAATAAAGTTCTTGGTGCATTTGGGTCTAATCCTACTTGAGGTAGTCTAGGTTTTTCTGGCCAATATTCAACTCTTAAATGTTGTGGAACATTATACCAAGACCATTGTGTTCCATTGTCACCAAAAAATTCTGAATAGTTTAGTTTCAAGAAATCAAAATTTTCCTTCTTAATAATTTCTAAAGTTTTGGAATATAAGTTTGGAACAAATCTATTGAATCCGTTTCTACAAACCCCATCCTTCGGATGGAAAAACATATCGTCTTCAAAAAATAAATAATAATCTAAATCAGTTTGGTCAAAATGTTCTGCAATCCATTGTCTTCCACCACAGATACCTAAATTATCTTTTTTAATATGTTCGAAACCAAACTCATTACAAATTGCCAAATATTCTTCGGTAGTTGATAGGTCAGTTGAATTATCCAACAAAAACTTTTTAGTTTTCAAAATATAATCTTGGTCGTAAGATAACATTGAATCTATTAAAGTCTTAAATTGTTTCGGACTATTGAATCCAATTACATACAATCCAACTTTATTTGTATCTAAATTTGATACCCCTCTTGTTGGATTTTCAGACTTAACAACTAACGTTTCATTCTTAAGGTCTTCAAAAAATTTACTTATAAGTCCATTACCCTCTATTTCAAAATAATTAATTAAATCTGAATGTTTATAACACATGATTGAAAAGATTGATTCTTCAGTTCCCATGTATCCCTCATTTAGAGTTGAACTTAATAACCCATAATAGATAGAATTGATGTCTGTTATGGTGTGTTTAGGTCCTCCAAAAAACCCACCTCTAGCAACTTTGTTTACTTTGTCTCCAGCAATCTCATTTAAAACAGGAGAATTGAATCCATGAATTTCGCTTGTTGTTTCATATGGAAAACAAATGAATGAAAATTTTGAAATAAATTTAGGTAACTTATCCAATACTTTATCGTGTGTAAAATAACCTGGATGAACTGTGTTTGCAATACCACCATCAATCCAAAACAAGTATTCTGAATTGAACTGGTCCATAATTTTAGCATCATGTAGTAGGAATACCTTAGACATAACCAAAGGGTTATAATATTCAAGTCTTGCTTGAGTTGAATCTTTCAACCACCCAACTTGATTTGACCATTCAGGATTTGTTCTAATGTTTTGAATTTTGTCAAAGAAATCATTCTTAAACCAAGAAACATCTCTAACTATAAATTGAGTGTTCTCAGACGTTCTTTTTCTAAAAACAAGTTCTCTTAAACTTTCATCACCGAAAACAATCATGTTTTCTTCAACTTCTAATAGTCTTTCGAATCTATCTAAATAATGTTGATAAGGTCTTGACCATCCCTCAGACAGTTCACCTCTACCAATATCCCAAATACCTGTTACTAAAGTTACTCCGTTCATATCTTATTTTTTAACTCTACAAGTCCAAACGACACTTTCGAACTCCTCTTTATTATAAATTTCCAAATCATTTCTTTCCGAAGACTCTTTAATATCTGAATCTTTGATTTCATGCCAATTCCAAATTTTTCCGAAAATTTGTTCTTTAAATATTTCAGAATTTTCTGCATAATCGTGCGCTAAGATAAAATCACCGTTTTTTAGATAATTTGATAGGAGATTGAACTCTCTAATTTTATCACCACCATCACATAAAACTACAGTGGTTCCCTCTGATTTTATAAAATCAATAACTTCGTTTTCAACGACAGTATAATTTTCTAAAAAAACATTTTTTATTCTCACATCAATACCCATATCACTTAAATCTTTATACCATGATTTATAATGAATATCATATGTTAGAATGTCACAAGGAATATTCATTCTATCACAAGCGTATTTTAAAAAACAGGTAAAACCACCTAAAGAAGTTCCTATCTCTAAAATTCTTTTTGGTTTCACATCCCTAATAAAGTTGTGAAACACTTCGAATGCGTTGAAATTTTGTTGAGCACCCCAACCTTTGTATGTGGATATACTATCGTTATGCTCTAAGCTACATTTTTTGGTTATATTATTTTCGTAGTTCATTTTATAAATTTATAATTAATTTTAATAAATTGTATTTTTCAAAATACTTTTTTTTAATTTTCCTAATGGAATCTATATTTTCAGAATATATTTCTTCTGCATTATTGTTCACGTATTCTAACAAATTTTTTATTTGTGTTAAATTGTTAATATCTTCAATTAAAAGATACCCTCCTTCAGGATATATTTCTTTAATATTTTTACATCCATAATAAATTGGGATAGTGTCCGTTAACACACTATCGTAAAATTTTTCAGTAATCCAATTTTTGTGAAAGTCATTTTCAATTGCAATATTGAATCTATAATCAATAAGAGCGTCTTGTCGTTTAGGACTAAGAGATGTTCCACCATATCCGTCAATAAAAGGTAAGGTTTCGATTAATTTAAAAATTTCAAATCTTTGGGGGTATAAACAAGTTGCCCCATTGTTGGTGTTGAGTTTAGTAATTGATGATGAAATATTTTTAGATTTTACAAATTGTTTTTTACCTAAGTTTTCGTAAGACCAAAAATCCAAAGAATCAATCCAAGGACCTCTCCCACCGTAAAAGGTGTGAGCAGTTGTTTCTATACATTCACCAGTATATAACTCTTTCGAGAAACCTAAAACTTTAACCCCATTCGGTAAAACTTTCTGGTGAGTGCCAATCCAACTTGGTTCGTGAGGTAGAACATAAGATTCACATCCATCCTTAACGTCTTCAGAAACGTAATTGAAGAAAATTATCATATCATACGAATCATCATAAACGAATTCAATACCACTCAAATCTATGTCTGGCGTAAGAAATTGTTTTAATAATCTATACGTTATATTTTCAGATTTATCCCAATGGGCGGACAATTTAATTTTTTTCATAAATAATCTTTTCTGTAACACCATTCTCAATATTGTGGTTGAGATTGTTTGATTCTAAAAGTTCTTTAATGTAATCACCGTTTGTTTTTATAAACTCTTCTAAGTTGTCTTTATGGACACAAACGTGGTCCGATGGGTAAAAATAATCTAAAAAGTAGATGTAATATCCAAAATTTCTAAGTATTTCAAATAATTCTGCAACACCATAATTGAAACGTCTTAATTGATGGTCTTCCATCTCTATTATTATAGTTGGTTTACTCAAACTAATTGTATTTTGAGCACCACTCAGAACAAATTTTTCATACCCCTGAACGTCAATTTTTATAAAATCTACCTTCGGTATCTCAAGAGAATCTAAAGTTTTGACTTCGACTTGTTCACCCCCAACACCTAAACTTAAATCACCCATATGTATACTTGGATTGTTGTAATCAATTGGAGACATTTCCTTAGTCTCATTCTTGTCTCCAACACCACAATTAAACAACTTAACATTTGTAATATTGTTTTGTTCTATACTCATTTTTTGAACATCATGAATATATTTTTGAGGCTCGAAACTATAAACACTTTCACAGTAAGGAGAACATTTAATTGAGTGCCACCCATAGTTACTACCAACGTCAACAAAAACAGAATTATTTTTTAAATTCCTTTTAAGGAAATCAACAATATGAGGTTCCCAACTTTTACTGTTGTGAATACTAACACCACTCCAATCGTTTGGAAGTGTATTTATGATAAAATTATCAGTTTTTGTTTTTAAAGTTTCCATAATTAACTATTTTTTATTTCCGTTGAAAAAGAACCCGAAATGATTTTGTAAATCACCGTAATTCAAATCATATAAATTATCATATCCTGCATATTTTGCACTTATACCCATTTCAAACCCATCTCCCCAACTACCATTCCCACCGTTTTGACTTTGCATTATACCATTTAACTCAGACCATTTATTTGCAAAAATTTCTAACTTTTCTTTATTATATTTAAAAATTAAAAAGTGTTCGCTTGGGAGACAAGAATCCATAATCGGGTCATTTAGGTCCCAACTTAAAACATTGTATGAAAGAATTTTATGAGAAAATAAAGCACTTCCAGTTTCAATATGTTGTTTAACCTCATTTTTTAAAATACAATTAAGTCTTGTAGCGACAAAATCATATGACCCCATCAATTCATTTAATCTGAATTCGGAAAAATCATTCCAAAAATTACTTTTGATATCACCATCTACATAAAAGATTACATCATAATCATTAGGTAAATCTTTGAATGCCAAATATTTTAAATTGTAATTAAATTCACCTCCGTTTTTATATGTGAACATAGAGTTTTCAGGAACATTATTCCTAACACTAAAACGAGGATTATTTATTTCATCAAAATATTCAACATTATTTGTGGTTAAAAGAATATCGTGAGAAGAATTTGATAATATTTCATTAACCAAATTTTTAGAAGCATTTAAATAAAAATCATTTCCTGTCGAAATTGATAAAAATGTAAATAATATTTTCATGATAATAGAATTCTATTGAATTTCTCCATTATTATTTCTGGACTAAATTGTTTATATGGGGTATCATAATCTTCGTATTTGATATAATTTTGAAGGTTTTCAAAAATATCTAACACGTCTTCATAACCTTTGTAAATTATTGCTCTTTCGTTTAAAATTTCCAAATGATTATTTTCACCTGATAATCCATATGTTATTATGGGTTTATTTGATAAAGCGAACTCTGAAACCGCGAGTCCGAAAGTTTCTCCACCACTTCGTGCGTGAATCATTGCGTTACACGCATTAACAAATGCAGATTTTTCTTTTAAGTCGTAATTACCCGGAAAAAATTTAACTTGTGGGTGGTCAACAAAAGATGTGAAATTCATAAAGATAAAATAAATATCATCACGTTTTTTTACAACATCTCTAATAGCGTTTTTTACAGATTCTATATTGAATTCGGTTGAACCACCGTATCCGCCGAAAACAATTGCGTCTTGAGGTATATTCTGTTTTTCACGAAAATTATATTCTGAGTCAGGTAATTTCTCACATATGTGTGGTAATGAATGAGTCTCAGGATTATATCCTTGGTCTTTAGCCAACCAATCCGATACATAAAAATATTTGTGTCCGTGAGGGTCATTAAACCTAAAAACAGCATGCACCAAAGTCGGTATTTTGGTTAAACAATAACCATCATTTGAACCCATCTTAATTAAATACAAAAAATCAAAATTATTCTCCAAAAGGTAGTTTTCATAATTCCACCAATCTAAAATTACAACTTCAAATCGATTTTTAAATTTTTCATATGCACTCATATCTCTATTTGGAAAAGTGAATATGACGCTTTTATTACCTAGTATTTCTTCATTGTATTTTGCATACTGAAATAATGCCACCTCAGTGCCTCTTATACTTAACTGATTCGTATGAAATGCAATTTTTTTTGAACTCATATTATTTTAGAAAAAATTTAGCTTACGTGAGCATGGGTTAATTGACCTGTAATTCTATCACACCATCCTTTTGACTCTGAGTGTGGCCATACAACCCAATATGTTGGTGTTTCTGATGTTTGGAATTCTCTCCACACTTTACAATACTTATCAGGGTCATTCATCATTCTACTGATTTCCGCTTTATCAGCATCTTTTCTAAATAAAGTTTTATCCTCTTTATTATGAAATGCAACCACCCAAAAATCATAATCTTTTTCAGGAACTTGGGTGTATCCAATATCAATACAATGTTTGAATACAACTGCAAAATCATTTTTCCAATCCTCTTCTGTCACATAATCATATGGATTCGGTGCGTAGTTTTTATCTAATGTATATTGTTGAATTGCTCTTTTTTCAAACAAAATCCCCGCATACTTTTCATATTCTCTTAAAGTTCTTTCAGGTCCAAAACCATAAGGTCCGTCGTGTCCTTCTTGTTTTTCACCGTCCATACCAAATAACTTTCTATTAGTTAAGTGAGAAATCCTATTTCTTTCACCCCAACCTTTATCATCATCCCATTGTTTTGTTCTACCCTTACGAGTATATTCGTGATAAACAACAGGAACGTGTGGATGGAATAAATCATAACCCCATGTGTAAGCTCTTACAGCGATTGAAATCTCTTCTCCGTGAAAATAATATTCAGGATTGTGTTGAACCTCAACTGAGAATTGACCTAAAGTAAAACAGAAGTGAGCTGAATAGAATCTTGCTGTTACAGGTTTTTTAAGTTCTCTCCAACCTGGAATTGTTTCAGGTAAAAAGAACACGGCACCTTCAGGAATAAATCTATCGAATGCCATTCTCCAAGCATCTTGTGCTCTCCCTGCTGGGTCGTTTTCAGGGTCAAAAGACGGAACATAACCCGTAAGTAGAGGCTTTTTGTAACCGTCTTTTTGTAGACCCTTTATCATTTTAATTAAGGTTTCATCCCAATCTTTTTCAAATCTCATGTGGGAATCAATCTGCATTGTATATTCCTCACCATCATACAATTGTTGTGTTAGGTTTCTTGCCCAACAAACACCTTTAGCTTCTTGGTAAGGAATGTCTAAAATTTTAAATCTTTTATCGTTTCTGAATTCATCAAGGTTATCAAACCCATCTGTTTCACTGAATTGTCTTGCAATTGAGAAAACTAAATTTTTTGGTTTCT